AGAGTATTACCCATGGACTGTGCAGATGAGATATTTAAAATCGCTGAACGATATAGACCAATTAAAAGAATAAATATTGAAACAATATCATATCAAGAGATGTTAAGAGATTATATACATAAAAGAAGTAAAAAAGAAGGAAAGTTTTTACCAGGTATTGAACAAGGTATTAAAGGATATGGAAATCAAAAAAAGAAAGATAGATTATTTGAAGGATTACAACCTATGTTTAAAGCTGGTGCTGTACATTTAAAAAAGGATATGCATGAATTTATTGGAGAATTACTTGATTTTCCAAAAGGTTCACATGATGATACAATAGATGCATTTTGGTTATCAACACAATTTGCAAAGGGCAGTAAATCTGCTAGTAAAATCAAAAAAGTTAAAAACAGAGATAATGAATGGGAAAAACCAAAAAAAACATACAATTGGATTACAGGAGCAAGGGGTTGATTTGTATTATAAAAATATTATATATTATGAGTTATGATAGAGACAGATAAAAAGGCAGAATATACAAAGGAGTTATGGAAGCGATGGCATGATGCTCGTAAAGAGTGGGAAGACCATGCTAGGGAAGATATTGACTTTTATTTAGGTAATCATTTTAGTCAAGAAGAATCTGATGAACTTGCATCAAGAAATCAATCAAGTATACCTTTAGATAGAATTTATTCTGCTATTGAGCAGTTTAAGGCTATCATAACTTCTAAACCACCTAAATTTTCAGCTATGCCAAGGGAAGACTCTGATAGTGATTTAGCAAATGTATGGAAAACAATACTTGAATATATATGGAATATTTCTGATGGTAATGAAGTATTTAAACAAACTGTGCATGATTATTCTGTAACAGGTCTTGGTTATTTTTATGCATATGTAGATAGAGAAGCTGATTATGGAAGAGGAGAAGTTAAATTTACATACGTTGACCCATTTAGAGTAGTAGTAGACCCTAATGCAAGAAGTAAATACTTTGATGATGCAACAGGAATGATGTTATCTACTATATTTACAAAATTTCAATTATTAGATTTATATCCACAATTATCTGAAGAACAAGAAGATGGAAAATTACTCATTGATTTAATAGAAGGATATAGCGAAGATGATACATATCCATCTCCAATGAATCAAAGAACTGTTGGTACATTCACTCCTGATTATATTAAAGATAAAGATACTGGTGAAGGTTCACAAAAATATCAATTAATTGAACATTTTTCAAAAATTAAAGTTCCTTATTATAGAATATTAAATCTTGAGTCAGGTGAAGAAAGAATACTTGATTCTAAAAATATGGAAAAATTCTTAGCTGATAAACAAATGTCAAAAGCATTAGAAAAAGGACTTATTGATGTTGTGGAAGTTGAACAACCAAGAATTAAATTAACATGTACTATTGGGCAAATAGTTTTGTATGAATATATATTAAATACTGATAAATATCCTATTGTACCTGTGCCTAATATTTGGACTAATACACCATATCCAATGAGTGATGTAAGAAAGAATAAAGATTTTCAAAGATTTTTAAATAAAACAATGTCATTAATAACCTCTCATGCGCAAGCATCATCTGGATTAAAACTACTTATACCACAAGGGAGTGTTGATGATATTGAAGAACTTGAAAGAAATTGGGCTAATCCAAATGCAACTATTGAATATGACCCATCTTTTGGTGAACCTCATTTCCCCTCTCCTCAACCTTTATCTAATTCAATTATGCAATTGCCTCAACTTATTGAAAAGTATATTGATTTAAATATGGGAATATTTGAAATGATGCAAGGAAATAGCGCAGTTGCTCCAAAAACATCTTCAGCTACAATGATGATGGAGGATTTTGGTCAAAGGAGAAGCAAATCAAAATTAAGAGATATTGAAGGTTCACTTAGACGTTTAGGTCAAGTAATATATAATTTCTCTAAAGAACATTATACTTATAAAAAAGTATTTAGAGTAGCACAACCGAATAATGATATGAGTGAATATATGGTTAATCATTACAATGATAAATCTCAAGCGATTGGTGAAATGATTAATGATTTAACAATTGGACAATATGATGTAAATATAATTGGTAATTCAACAATGCCATCAAATAGATGGGGTGAATGGTCAATTTATATGGAAGCTTACCAAGCAGGACTTATTGATAGAACTGAAGCTTTAATGAAAACAGATATATTTGATAAAGAGGGAGTATTACAAAGAATGGATATTGTTCAACAATTACAACAACAATTACAACAGTCTCAAGAAGCAATTAAGAATTTACAGGGTGATTTACAAACAGCTCACAGAGAGTCAATCTCATCAAGGAAACGTACAGAAGTTGAGAAATTCAAATCTGAGCTTAAATCACAAGAATCACAATCCAAGTCAGCTAATAAGTTAGCGGTTGGAAAACTAGAAAGTGCAGTTAAACTCGAAGCAGAGAAGTTACGTTTACGTGGCCAATCTCAAGATAAGCAAGAGAGATTGCAAAGAAAAGGAGAGTAAAATGGATAACGCATTAGAAAATAACAATCTTGAAGAAGGTCAAGTTAATGATAATGTAGGGCAAGATGAAGCAACTCAGCAGCAAGAGTCTAAAGGTGATTGGGAATCACAAGCTAAGTATTTCCAATCAGAAAAAGATAAACTTCAAGCTGAAAATCAAAAGTTAAAGCAATACGAACAAGTTGGAAAAATGTTGGAATCAAGACCTGATATTGTAAATACCATTAGTGGTATGGTTCAGGGTGGTCAACCAGCAGTTCAAGAGAAACGTGTTGAATTATCTAAGGATGAGTTTGACCCCTGGGAAGCCTATAATGACCCATCGTCTAAGTCGTATAAATTTCGACAACAAGAGTTACAAGAAACAATTAATACTGCTGTTCAAAGCCAAGTTGGTGATGTAAAGAAAGAAGTTGGTATGACTAAACTTCAGACTGAACTTGCTAATAAAGGATTAAACCAAGAGCAAATTACATCTTTTATGGATTTTGCTAGTAAGAATCCTGCGGAATATGGTATTGATGGTGTTATTAATATGTGGCAATCTGTAACTCAAAAGCCGACTGAAGGTGAAAGTAATACGAATAACCCACTTGATGCAATTCGTCAAAATCAATCAGTTCCTCAACAAGCTGGTATTTTAAATGGTGAGAAACCTGTGAAGAAAGACGATAAAGATTCAATGTGGGATAATATATTGAAAGCTGGAAGTCGGACTAATGTTTTATAAATTATAACTAAGGAGAAAATAAAATGGCTTACAATAGTGGGCAAGTGAAATTTGGAACTCCTGGTGCAGTTATTGATAGTACTATACCATCAAGAAGACTGTATGATTTTAGCGATAGGGTCGCAGACTTAGCACCAGAAGAATCTCCATTTTTTGTATATTTGTCAAAAGTAGGTAAAGTTCCAACTTCCGATAGTCAATTTAGATTTTTGGAAGATAGAACAAAGATAGCAATCGCTGATAGAAGTTTTTTAGCGAAAGGTGCTCAAACACTTGTTGCAGAAGATAGTTCAATGAATCTTGTCTTTGATACATCAGGTGGAGCAGCAGTTTCATGGTTAGTTCCAGGTATGGTTGTAGCAGTTTCTTTAAATGCATCAGGAGCAGGAACAACCCCATCATTTGGTAATGTTCGTATAAATAGTGTAGACCACACAACAGATACTAGTCAATCAACATGTAATGTTATATCTGTATCAACTGTTGGTGGTGCTTCAATGTCTATTACGGATAATGCTCAATGTACAGTAATTGGAACTTCATTTGTTGAAGGTTCAGGTGCTCCAGATGTATGGTCAGAATCACTTGATAATGGATATGGGTATACTCAAATCTTTAAAACAGCTTGTGAAATGTCTAATACTGCAAGAGCAACAGTATATCGTGGATATGCTGATGAATGGTCAAGATTATGGAATCTTAAATTAAGAGAACATAAGGTTGACATTGAAAGAGCAATGCTTTTTGGACAACAAGCATCACAAAGTGGTATTCAATATACTGATGGTGTCGTTGGTCAAATAATAAGAAATTCAACAGTTGAAGGTGGTGGTGGTCAAGTATCATACACTAAAGACAAATCTTATTATAAATCAAATACAGCAGCTCAATGGACATATGATGATTTACTTAGTGATTTTGAAGTTATGTATGACCCTGCAAGGGGTGGTTCTTCTTCTAAATTAGGATTAGCATCATTACCAGTAATATCTTTCTTTAATAAGTTGGGTACTTCATCTGGTTTTGTTGCTGGAACAGCAGGAACAGCTTCCGAAGATAATCCATTTAGATATAACTTTAATCAATCTAAT